CATCATCCGGGTCTATCTCGTAACCAAACGGTACTTGAGGCGATAATCGTGGGATTCTCTCCCATCTCTTTACTTTAAAGTCAGGCTTAGGCAACATCCAGTAGCCTATGCTCTCACGTTCTTTAGTCTTAGTTACTCGTATCATCTTGCTCTTTAGGAGGGAGGATAAACAAACCACCTGAGGCTTGTACCTCCACACGCTCCGTCTTTACAATACCTGCACGATCAAGTACTTCTTTGGCTGCAGCCATCTTCTCTTTTACGCCTAGCTCTGTAGGGTCAATAAGAGCCTGTCCGAAAGCTACAGCTGCCTTAGGTCCAATACGTGCCATGTACGTCTTAGTCCCATCAAAGATCTCATCCTTAAGAGAATCAATGATAAGCCTCGTAGGCGTGTTATCGCTGTAGCCAGCAAGCTTCTTAGCTTTCACTACGTCACCGCCAGCCTCATCGAAGAGTACCTCTAAGAACTTAACTTGATTCTCTGTAAGTTGTCGTGCCATTACACTACTTTCTTATGTTTCACTGTCTGTTCCGTAGAACCGTTGCTTGATCTCACCACGTGTGATACCAATATCTTTAAGCTGCTTGTCACTCATGTTATTCAGTAAGTAATAGTCTGCTCTCATCTGTTGAGCTTTAGCTAGTGAGTTACCAACAGAGATAAAGAACTTAGCTACAGCTTTAAGAGTGCGTTTGGTTGTAGCAATTACGGTAGTTTTAAATTGGCTTGGGTAGTCGTATGTTAAGTACATTATGTAGTCTCCACTGTGTTATGCCGTTCTTGGCATGTACAGTTATACTACAAAACAGTGACGTTTAGAACTGCTATATTGGAATACCCGCTACCCAACAGGTACAAAGGTCTCAGTTACAGTAAGGATAGTGTCGATATGACCAGCGGAAGTAGGGACGTTTTGTATCTTATCACCAGGCTGTAGTACTAGATCAATGTCAGAGAAGGAAACGTAATCACCAGCATTCAAACTCTTGCCTGACAGAAAGTGAGACGTGTAAGAATCAGCTGCTACGTACCATTCTACATCTACAGAGTTTGTACTTCCACCGCCGTTAACTACGTGGATGAACGTAACCTCAGCTACACAATTAGCAGGGCATGTATATACAACCTCTGTAGCAGTGCCACTGTTGTGACCATACACAGAACGCATACGTGCTGGTTTGCCCTGATTGAGTACACTCATTTCTTCTTAGCAGCCTTCTTAACTGTCTTAACTACCCAAGCTTCATTCACATCAGGAGTATCGGGGTTGTCAGCAATGAAATGTCCATTTTCATCACGTGCTCGTACCACTTCCAGATCCTCATCTTTAGCCTCTACCTTTTTAGTTGCCTTCTTAGCAGGAGTCTTTTTAACAGGCGCTGGGCTTGCAAGGTCTGCTTCCTGACAGATAGTATTAACGTTAGCGTCCTTACTCTGTACGTTACCGTAGTTATCCTCGCCTGCAGACTGGTTACCCATAGCATCCCACACGTAGCCATGCTCATCTACACGGTAGCCCTTAGCTTCCAGTGCTTCTTTATATTTGTGATAATACTTCATTACTTCACATTCTTCATTGGACGTTCTGCTGGATTAGATGCACCACAAGCTAAGCCACCGTCCTTGTAGCCCATCTTCTTAGTCATACCACCCATACCGTAGCCTGACTTCTTAGTCATACCGCCACCCATATAGCCCATCTTCTTAGCTACTTCAGGTGCTTCTTTCTTAAGTGCTTTCATGCCTTTGTTCATCATAGTCTTAATCCTCTTCCGTTATCATATCAATGTCTTTACAGTCCCACCCTTGGCAGGCTTTCTCTTGGCTACACACAAACTCAAACTTAGTGCAAGCACCCAAGCCTGACTCAATGTTTAACGCTTTCAAAGTACGAGCACGGTTGTCGAAGTACTCACAGTTACCACAAGTCTTAAGGGCTGCAATGTCAGCATCCTTATTCCAAGCCTTACCTAGCTCTTCTGCAGTAGCACCATACATCCAGTACTTCTCTGCACGGTCACGGTTCTTAGGGTCTACCTCAGGTGGCTCCCCTAACATCAAACTCATCATCATGTTCGTTTCTTCCCTGATGCTGTTGTAGACCACTTAACTTCCTTTGGCCCTGTTTTCTTTGCTGCTTCTTTCTTACTAATCTTAGAAGCTACTGCCTTTGGCCTACAGGCTGGGTAGTCCCTACCGTCCCCCTCAGACCTGCCACAAGGCTTACCTGTCTTAACGTCTGTCCACTCTTCACCAAACCACTTACCTAAGCCACCAGCGGCATAACCACGAGCATTAGGCAGTACGTGTTGGCTATTTAACTTTGTTGGCTTTCGTGCCACTGTACTTACCTCCACGTGCCTTGTAAGTCTTAGTAAGCCAAGCAGACGCA